TGCAGGTTTCTACATCATTGACTCAGGTGCAAACTTTACGTTAAGTGCCGATACAAGCACAGGTGATGTTATTGTCGGTGACCAAACTGCACAATATACTCAAGGTGATATGACACCGCTTGTTGGTGCTAATACAGATAATAAACTACACGTCAACGGATCAGTTCAATTAAATAGCGATAATGATGCTTATGTTGTAGGTAACGGTACTGCCTCGTTCTTTAAAAATAATGAGCTTGGTTTTGGTCAAGGCGGCGGTTTCTATATGACCGATGCCAATGACGTTAAAGTACGCAACGGTAAAAACATATCCACCTCGGGTAATATGTATGCTGAAATTTATTATGATTATACTGACACCGATTATAGAGGCGAGTTTGCTGGAACATCAGTAATGAACCAAATTCAGCTTGATGATTATATTGTCCATAAAGGTGATACAAATAACTATTTTGGTTTTGATGCCGCAGATCAGCAAGTATTCTACACAGGTGGAACACGCCGTGCTGTTATTAATAATACATATGCTCAAATTGACCACGAAATCCGTGCGCCAATCTTTAAAGATAGCGCCGATACAGATTATAGTTGGAACCCAAATACTAACTCTGCTCATAGATTCTCAACACCAACTGGTCGTGTTGATATTGGCCCTATGAATGGATCGTATTCGCATTTTGATACTGACCGCGCTAAGTTTTATTTTAATAAACCTACTTACCATGATGGCGGTGCCTATGCTTATGACGCAACTTCTTATGCCCATTTCCCAATATACTATGACTTTGATGATAATGACTATTATGGTGATTTTGCCGGCAAGTCTGTTATGCATCAGATTGAATTTGATACCGAAACACCAACTGCACCAACATCTACCGATGCCACAACAGGTGCAAGATTAATTCTTTATCCTATCGGATCAGGTAGAGATTACTCAATCGGTATTGAGAGTGACCATATGTGGTTCAACTCTGATGTCGGTTATAAATTCTATACCGACGGCGCAGAGCATACAGTTATTAATGCGGACAGGATTTCTCACACTGGAGAAATGCGTGCACCAAAATTTGTTGACTCAAATAACATTTCTTACTTTGGTGACTTTGCATCAACTTCACGTATGAATGTTGTTCACCTAAATCAAATTCAAATGGACCAAACATCATATATTATTGACTCACCATCAGGAGAGTACGGTACTATTATGGTACAAGGTGGTAAAGGTGGTTATGCAGGTTATGCCATTGACAATGACTGGGTGTTTATGTCAGACACCTTGTCCAATATGGGTCTTTATAACGATACTGATAATGAGTGGGTATTATATGCTGATAGAAACAGTTGGACTCGTTTGTATGGAAATGGTGTTCACCAAATTTCAGCAGAAGTCGGTTACGGTTTAGCACCGATTCAAATGCGTTCACCAATTTATTATGATAGCAACGATACTGCCTATCGTGGTGACTTTAATGCAAAATCTCGTATGAACCAATTGGCACTCGGTAATGGCGGTGACTATATTGGTGGATCATATCCATTAGGAATTTGGCATAATAACAGATATCTTGCAGGTTTCCGTAATAGCAATCTCTCGTTTACAAACAACGGTAATTACCCATGGATTGTCCACGATAATTATAATTCAGGATCAGGTGATAGAGATGCCTTTATTATTCACTTCAACGGTGTTGGTGATAAAGCACGTATCAATGAAGACGGTGATATGCTCATTGATGGTGAAATGGCTGCCTCAAACTATAATCTAAACGCAGGTAATGAAAACATATCATTGAACCCAGTTTATGGACCAGGCTTTGCCGAAACCATGGTATTTGACGGAACTGAGTATTGGGAAAAGCGTGCAATCAAAGCATTACAAGGTGCTGAAAATGGACCTACCACTGCAACAAGTGAATACGTTAAAAACGGTAACGGCCCATTCTCTGCAAGTTACGCACTAAGAACATCGGGATACCGTGATTTCTATTCTGACTATATTCCTGTTGAACCTGGTGAAGAAATTTACGGTGAGATTTCAGTAAGAACAATATCTGGCTCAGGCGGTGTTGTATATTATGGTGTCGAACGATATGATAAAGATAAAAAGCCTATTACTGGTAATAGTGGTACTACATACTTTGTTGCAAGTAACCAAAACCAAACATCTACTTCATGGCAAACATACCGTGGATATACAACAATCCCAACAAGTCATACAGTTTATGATGGTTCTGACGGCGCAGGTTGTAAATACATTCGTATCCGTCTATTAATGAATTATAGCACAGGCGGTGCTCTTCGTGAGTATGGTCCACCAATTCTAAAACGCTCAAATATTCAAAACCGTATCCGCACACCTGATAGCATTTATGCTGCAAGTATGATTGACTCTGATAATAATTCTTATTACGTTGATCCATCAAGCACATCTAAAATGAATATAGTTGATGCAAGTAACTTTAGAGATAGAGATAACACTGCTTACTTTATGAACCCGGCCTCGGGTGGTAAGGTTGTAGGTTCTTGGGATTGGACAAACGGTTCAATTGAAAATCTAAACAATCTTTCATTCAATGACCCAGGTCCTCAGGAAGGTATTCGTTGGAAAGGTGGTAATGATTGGAAGATTTATGAATCTCCAAATGATTTGACAACCAACACCGGTGGTAATCTCCACTTCACAACAGGATCAGGTGCAGGAACATCACGTTTCCGTATTGAGTCTGATGGTGACACATTCACTGGCCGTTATTCCCATGCTCAAAGATTTGTTGATTCAAACGATGGCAACTATTTTGTTGATCCTAATAGCCAATCAGTTTTACATAATGTAGAAATAAGAAATTACGGTTTAAGATTAAATCGTGCTTATACTCATAACTCTATATGGTTTAACGGCGGTACTGATGCTAACCACGTTCTTTGGAACCATTACTACGGCGGACCTGGTAATCGTGGCGCAGCTAATACTGGCTTTGATGGAATGTATTGGAATGTTTATCGTGGACTTCATCTCCGCGGTGGTTCAGCCGGTGCTCATAATATAATTGTTGCACAGAACGATGGATCAAATGGTAACACCAATAAGGTTAAAATATATGCGCATAACGTAGTACAATTAGAAACAAGATCAGGTTATGCTATCGCTCCTGCCCAAATGCGTTCACCAATTTTTTATGACTCAAACAACACAGATTACTATGGTGACTTTGCATCAACTTCACGTATGAATGTTATTCGTGTTAATCAAATTCAGCTTGATGGTTCGGAATACATAATTGACTCACCATCAGGTGATTATGGTTCAATTAGAGTTGAAGGTGATAAAACAAGTTCTTGGGCTGGTTATGCAATTCGTAATGACTGGGTCTTTATGTCAAACGGCTCAGCAGAAGCAGGTATCTATAATGATACACGCAACGAATGGATGACAAGATGGTTTGACAACGGCCGTACTGAATTGTATTATGATGGACAGTGGGAAGAACAATCAGCAAGCGGTTATATGCGAGCTCGCGGTTCTTACCGAGCACCAATTTTCTATGACCAAGATAATACAGGCTACTACGCAAACATGGCGAGTACCTCAGTATTTAATAACTTAACGCTGAATGGTTCACTAAGTACTGCAAGTACGGCGACATTCAATGGTATTATGTATATTGATAATGTGTTGGATTATGACCAAACTGCTGTCACAAGCTTAACAAATGCTCCTATTTCAACAAGAAACCGTGATACAAATGTAGGAACAACAAACAGGTTCTTGCCACTTATACATACAACTGCTTTGTATAACTCAGGTTATAGAACTCATATGAACGTGGGTCTTTATAAAAGAGCAAGTGGTTGGGGTGATAATGATACCGGGATGTATGTTGCATTGGGTGGCAATGACTCTTATCCAACAAAACATTGGAAACTAACATATGGTCACCGTCTTTATAACTCGGACGGATATGTATCACAAAACGGTTCGTTCCGTGCGCCGATATTCTATGACCTAGATAATACAGGTTATTATGGTAACTTTGCATCAACTTCACGTATGAACCAAATTAATGTTAATACCACATACCATGTTAGTGGTGGTATTGCTCATTTCCAAACATCAGCAGGAAACACTCGTGGGTACATTCAATCTACTGATACTAATGATGCTCACCTAATTATTGCAACATCAGGTGGTGAGGATATCTCATTCCGTGACGGCGGTGTAGGTGGCCAATGGAATGTTATTATGCGTGGCGACGGTCAGACGTTGTTCAATTCAAGAATTGATACGCCGATTATGTATGACCGAAATAACACCGGTTATTACTCAAACCCAGCAAGTACTTCTCGATTTAACAACGTCCGAGGAAATTACTTTACCAATGACGGTTCAGTATCTTCAGATGATGGGTTTGGTTTATATTGGGACTCAGGAAGATCTACCGCATACGCAATTTACCGTGAAGCTGGCGGTTGGTCTAACCCATATCCTGATGTAAGAATTGCTTTCCATACTGGTATTAAGTTTGGTGCAAACTCTGGTTACCAAGGTATGCGTTTCTATAATGACTATAACATGGCTACTCAGGTTATGTCAGTTAACAACGGTTCTGATCCTTTAGGTGGAAATAACGTCTATGTTAATAACAGCTTGCAGGCTGGATCATCACTAAGAGCACCAATCTTTTATGATAGTAATAACACAGGCTACTTTGTAAATCCAAACGGCACATCCGAAATGGTTACAATTCGTGCTGATAGGCTTGATATGCGTGACCGTGGAGACTTTATCACATTCTATGGTAATGATTCAGATAACCATTCAATTACATCACGTAACTCCGCAGGTAGTATCTCTGACGATTTGAGATTTAACTCATATCACAACTTCTATTTTAACGCCGACTCAAATAACAATAACGGAAACGAATCTGGTATTTACCTTGGCCAACACGGTGCAGGCTCTGGCGGCATTACAAACACTTGGGTATTCCAAGCAAGAAATGATGGTGTAACACAAGCATCAGGATCACTCCGAGCACCAATCTTTTATGATACAAACAACACTGGTTATTATCTTGATCCTTCATCATCATCTAACTTAAACACAAGTGTTCGTGCCAATGAATTCTATGCTCGTAACTGGTTCCGTAATGATAACTCTGGTGAAGGTCTTTATAACCAAGCAACAGGACAGCATTTTTATTCCGACAATGATGATTATTGGAACATCGGAGGTGGATCATCCGCAAACGGTATTAGGTTTAGAGATGAGTATGGCGGTACCGTTCGTGGCTATGTATATGCCGATAATGGTAACAACATTGGTTTCCTTAATAACGGCGGAAGTTGGAGATTTAGAATTGTTAGCGCTGACTACGGTCTGTTTGAAGGTTCATCAGCACGCGGTCAATTATGGTATGACTCAAATGATACCTTTGGTATGTTTAACGGCGGTTCAACAAACTCTACTCGTTTCCGTGGTGTAAACAACCAAACAATGTCTTACCTATCAATGCCTGGGCATACTCGTGATAGTGGTGAATACTATCGTGCTCGTATTCGTATTACAAGTAACTCCGACTATTGGACAGGCGCCATGGGTTGGGGCACCCAGGATATGACCACCGCTGTTGCTGACTGGGGTTCAGGATTTATTGACTCATGGTCAAACCCTGGTAACCAGCCTTCAGGTACATCTCACTGGGTTGGTGTTCAAGCATACCACTACTCAAACGGTAGCAACCGTTATGGTTGGCAAATGGTCGGTGGTCCGATTACAAACCTTCGGTTCCGCTCAACTTGGGGCAGTTCGTTTAGATCTTGGAGAACAATTCCTGTACTTGATGAAAACAGTACAAACGGCGGATCAATGTATGCAGGCCGTTATTACGACTCAAATAACAGTGCTTATTACGGAGACTTTGCATCAACTTCACGTATGAATGAGCTGTTGATTAATTTCCTTCAGTTTAATGACGGTTGGGATCTTTATGACGATGATAACAACACGTTCAACATTCGTTCAGCTAATAATGACAACGGTGAAATTTATTACCGTGATAGTAATGGCACGGCCTGTGGTAGACACTATTGGGATGATGATGGATCAATTTTCTCAATGTACCACGATAATGGTGAAGCAATTATCTATGCTGATGAAGATTATATTACCTACATTTATTATAACGGTACTTGGGAAGGTCGTACAAGATCTAGCTATTTTGAAGCACGCGGGTCATTCCGTGCTCCAATTTTCTATGACCAAAACAATACAGGTTATTACACAAACCCAGCATCAACTTCACGTATGAATGGCATTAACGCCAACATTTATTCTTTGAATGATGGTTGGGATTGGTACGATGATGATGCAGATACTTGCTCAATCCGTTCAAACAACAACGACCATGGTGAAATTTATTACCGTGACTCGAACGGTACTGCGTGTGGACGGCATTATTGGGATGATGACGGTTCTATTTTCTCGATGTACCATGACAATGGTGAAGCAATTATTTATGCTGACCAAGACTATATTACATATATTTACTATAATGGTACCTGGGAAGGCAGAACTCGTTCGTCATACTTTGAAGCTCGATCTTCTTTCCGTGCTCCAATTTTCTATGACCAAAATGACACCACATATTACACTAATCCCGCCGGCACGTCATTAATGAATGGGATCAATTCTTATGGTGCTATTCAGTGTGATGAGAATATTACAGCATATGTTGATTTCTCGGATATCCGCTATAAAGAAGATGTTGAAGTTATTGATAATGCTGTTGAAAAGGTAATGTCACTTGATGGTATCACTTATAAATATATCGACCGTGATGGCCGACATACCGGCGTTATCGCTCAACAAGTTGAAAAAGTTTTACCAGGTATTGTTTATGAGATTGACACACTCGATCCAAATGATGCTGGCGGTGGTAAACGTAAAGCAGTTAACTATGGTAACATGGTTGGGCTACTTATTGAGTCAACAAAAGAGCAGCAGGAAACAATAAATAAACAACAAAAGCAAATAGATGAGCAGAAAAAAGCCATTGACAAATTGACAGAAATGGTTACAATGCTCATGAGCAATAAAGAATAAATATAACTACAATCACAGACGGAGATTTAAAAATGGCATTTACATATGAATGGTCGGTCGAAAGCCTTAAGGTAAGAGATGAGGTTAATATCGACGGCGAAACTAATACAAACGCTGTTGTTCAAACTTTTTGGAGAGTTAAAGGAACAAACGCAAATGGTGACGCAGGAGAGTTTGCAGGAGCAACACCTTTTACCGCGGCTAATGTACCAGCAGGAACATTTACAGCATTTGAAGATTTGACTGAAGCAGCTGTTATCGGTTGGATCAAAGCAGTTGTTAATGGTTCACCATCTTATAAAGCACACATTGATGAGCAAATTCAATTGCAAATTGATAAAGAAAATGAAGAAGAAGTTGCACCAAGTGACTTGCCTTGGGCTACAGGCGAATCAGTAACGCCAGACCCTGAAGCCTTAGGATAAGGAAAGAACTAAATGGTATATGAATGGAAAGTCGTAAAACTTGGAACAAAAAATCAGGTTAATAGTAACGGCGACACTCTTGAAAATGCCGTTATTGAAGTTAAGTGGAAAAAAATCGGTACAGATTTAAGTGGTAATGAAGCAACATATTTGGGACGTACCACTTTGTCTGCCGTTGATACATCCGCTGACAGTTTTGTATCACTCGATTCCTTGACTGAAGAAACGGTTATCAATTGGGTGAAAGCAACGATAGACGAACCTCATGAGCAAATTATCAATCAAAAAATCCAACAAAAGATTGACAAATTGACTATGACACAAAGAAACCCTGCTTGGGGTTAATTAAATAATGTTTATATTATGGAGGCATAATGCACGATTTGCATATAGGTGGGCTGGCTACATACGCTCTTAAACGTGGCGGTGAAATACATCCTATTATTATTCCAAGAGAAGTACTAGGCGGCGAAGATACCGGCCTAATGAATCCTAGCATCTTTTTAGATGGTGATAGGATGTTTGTTAATGTTCGCCATATCAATTATATCCTATATCACAGTGAAGGTAAAAAGTTTCCACATCAGTGGGGACCATTAGTTTATATACATCCTGAAGATGATGTTAAACTAGGAACGCACAACATTCTATGCGAATACGATAAAGATTTCAAACTGCTGTCGGCAGGTCGAGTAAACATGGTTTTAGATACTAAACCAACATGGAACTTCGTCGGCCTTGAGGATGCACGTTTATTTAAATGGGATGATAAAATGTACCTTTGTGGTGTTCGCCGTGATTGCTATGATGATAAAGGTACAGGACGTATGGAAATGTGCCACGTTGAACACGATGGTACTGAATGGAAAGAAATCAGTCGTCACCCAATTCCTGCACCAAATGGTGATAAATCATATTGTGAAAAGAATTGGATGCCTATTTTAGATATGCCTTGGCATTTTGTTAAATGGTCAAACCCAACTCAGGTTGTTAAATTTAACATTGAAGAAGGTACTTGTGAGGATGCTGTTCAGTTAAGTGAAGACCAACGTGCTAATTTACAAAAAGATTTGCGTGGCGGTTCTCAGGTTATTCGTATTGATGATAATAAGCAAATGGCATTTTGCCATGAAACAAATTTGCTTAAAGACTCTTTCTTTAGAAAAGATGGTAACTATGCACACCGTGTAGTTGTTTGGGATAATGATTGGAACATTATACATACATCAAAAGAATTTCATTTTATGGGTACTTATTATGACCATGCAAAAAGTCAGGAATTTAATATTGAGTTTGTAACCGGTGTTACATTTACCGAAACAGATATCTTAATCTCATTTGGTTTAAGTGATAACGCATCATATATTTTGAAAATGCCAAAAGGCGTATTCTTTGATTTTTTAACTAAGGTATAACTATGATTAATAATTTACTAAATGACGTTGTTCTTGACTATGACAATCCTTGGAAATCATTTGCACTTGCAGAAGAATATTTTAAACTTGGTCAATTAGCTGCCGCCTTTACATTCTATTTAAGAGCCGCAGATTATTCACCCGGTGTTACTGATGCAGAACGTGTCATACAATATAAAAGTTTGTTGCGTGGTGCTGCGGTTTATGATGAAGCAGGTAGGAGATCTCAAACCGTTTGGGGATTACTTAAAAACGCAATTCAGGTTATGCCTGAAAGACCTGAAGCATATTACTTTCTTGCACAATTATCAATAACTCAAGACAATTATAGAGATGCACTTGCATGGAGTAGTATTGGTAAAAATACAACTGCAGAAGGTGATCTTGGCATAGGGTTTCCAGGTATGTCAGCATTTGCAGCACAATACGCAATTGCTCGTTGGAAATCTGATGGTATTGATAGTTCAAAACTATTGTTATTCAAAGCAAAGCATAGAGAAAGTTTGGATAAAGAATCATTTCAGGATGTTTGCGAATGGGTTAATAAAGTAGGATATCCACATCGTATACCATATACCGACGAAGATAAAGACCTGTACAAGTTTCCGTTTCCTGGATTTGAAGATATTAAACATAATTATGCCCGACATATGCAAGACTTATTTGTATTATCAGTGACGGATGGTAAAGAAGGTGGATCGTTTATTGAAATAGGTTCTGGGCACCCAACTGAATGTAATAATACCGCATTGCTTGAAAAAGAATTTGGGTGGAAGGGTATTAGTATTGACAACGATGAAAGAATGTGTTATATACATTCAAGAGAAAGAACGAGTCAGATTATCCGCAGTGATGCCTCCCAAATTAATTTTGACTTGTTGTTTAATCAATCTTGTATGGAACAATACATTGATTTTTTACGCATTAATTCTGAAGAAACATCTCTTGATGTATTAACAAAAATACCATTTAACAAATATGAATTTGGGATTATCCAATTCCAACATAATTATTGTTGGTGGCAAAACGATTTTAAAGATAACTCACGGGATATACTTCATAAGATAGGATATAAACTGATGGTGCAAGACCTTAGTGTTGATCCTATTAACGCTCATGAAGATTGGTGGGTACATCCGTCAATTTATAATAATAAAAGAAATATGATTTCTAATAAAACAAAAGTTAGTTTTGCGTGGGATTATTTTATGAAAGGTAATTGATATGAAAGTAGTTATAGTAACTGGTGGATTTGATCCACTCCATTCAGGGCATATTGAATATTTTAAAGCCGCAAAAGAACTCGGTGATATTCTTATGGTTGGTTTAAATTCTGATGAATGGTTAACTCGTAAAAAAGGTAGACCGTTTATGCCTATGTCTGAACGTGCTGCTATTGTTAAAGAAATCAAATGCGTCGGTGGTGTATTTGAATTTGACGATACCGAAAATCATGCCTGTGAAGCTATTAGGCATATCAAAGATACATTTCCCAGAAACTCAAAAATCATATTTGCTAATGGCGGTGACCGTCAAAAAGGTACAACACCTGAAGTAGAATATGCAAACCAACTTAAAGATGAATGTGATATTGGTTTTGTGTTTGGTGTTGGCGGCAATGATAAAAAGAACAGTTCATCATGGTTGCTTGAAAACTGGGATAAGCCTGAAACACAAAGACTATGGGGTAAATACCGTAACCTAGATAACAACGGGCATTGGAAAGTTAAAGAATTGTCTATTGATGTTAATGCGGCATTATCAGATCAGCGGCATTTTGTTCGTTCGGAGCATTGGCATATTGTTGATGGCAAACTTGAAATGAATCTTGAGTTTACTAACGGTTACAAAACATCTAAGGTTTATTCAACTGGTGACAGTATTGACATTCCTGTAAAGACATGGCATTTGGCTAAAAACGTCGGTAAAACACCTGTAAAGGTGATTGAAGTATGGATGGGCGATACATTATCAGAAGATGATATTGAAAGACGTAACTAATTATAAATAGTTGGAACACAGTACAATTCTTATTTAAAAGGAGAAAGAAATGGCGTTTCAATTATCCGACGACGTTAGAAATGCGACACTTGCCGCAATAGAAACAACAACAGGCGTTAGTCCAATACTCACAATTTCAACAGGATCACCACCTACTAATTGTGCTTCAGCAAACACAGGTACCGTTCTTGCAACTATGACATTGCCTTCTGACTTTTTAGGTGCACCTTCAAGTGGTGTTGTAAACCTATTAGGTTCATGGCAAGATTTATCTGCTGACTCAACAGGTGTTGCAGGTTATTTCCGAGTACACAATTCTGGTGGCACATCATGCCATATGCAAGGATCAATCACAGTAACCTCAGGTGGCGGTGATATGGAACTCGATAACACAAGTATTGCTGTTGGACAGCAAATTTCTATTACTTCATTCACAATCACTGCGGGCGGTGCATAAGCCTGGAGGTGACGTTCCATGGCAACAGGGACCTCAAGTAATACACTAGATTTTTCCGTTGTTTCATACGGCGTAAGAGTACCAGCATCTGGTAATCTAGCATTTACTTTACCTTTTACCTTTTCATCAACAGCATTTAATCCAATTGTTGGTGGTGCTGATGTCGGTATCTCATTTGGAGTATCAACATCATCTTCCGTAGCAACAGGCGCCTTTGATGGTGATGTACTCGTACCATTCATTTTAGATGCAACAGCAATAGCACCAATCAAAGGTGCATTGGACCAGACAGTTACATTTACAACAGATACTGAAGTTGATGTACCAAACCGTGCTACTGTAAACACTACACTTGATTTCATAACAGATTTCCAAACAGGTGTATTAGTATCGGCCCGAGGTAAACCTAAAACATCATTTAGTACAACAGGCACAGGTGAAGTACCTGTCAAAGGTATTTTTGATAAGGTATTTGAAATTGGCCTTTCATCAAGAATGGCGCAAGTATCAGAATTTGAAGGTGATACTGTTGTACCATTTTTACTCTCATCAGTTGCAATCAATGATTCAACAAGAGAATATAGCAGGACAGGATTAAATGGTCTTGCATTCCGTAATGGAAATGATGGACAGAATGAGTTAAACATATTAAATAGTTTGAATGGATTGCGAACAACAAAAAGCGGTGAAAACGGTGTAAGAATTGATGATAATAACTATACTGATTTAAGAACAGGAGTTAAAATTATCAGCCGTGATTATAGAAACGAAACACTCGTAAGACCATCACAAGGTCGTTTAGTAAAAAGCTACTAAAGACATTGAATAAATAAAAACAAAAGACTTGGAGAAAGTACAATGGCGGCTAGTTTTTACATTAAACAAAACGATACAGCTCCTTCTATTGAAGCCGTTTTAACCGACGCAACTGGAAGAGCACGATCCATGACAAATGCATCTGCTATAAAATTTCATATGACTTCCGAAGGTGGAACATCTATTGTCACAGACGGACTCGGTGCAGTTGTTAATGCATCAAAAGGAATAGTCAAATATGATTGGCAACCAGGTGATACTGCAAACACAGGTATTCACTCGGCAGAATTCCAAATTGATTATACAAACGGAACATCAGAAACATTTCCAAACACTGGCTACATTAAGATCATTGTAAGATCAGAGCTGGCATAAGGGGACAACCATGGCACAGCCAACAACAAGAGATGAATTTAAAGAACATATTTTAAGAAAGATTGGCGCGCCAGTTATTCAGATTAACGTGTCGGACGAACAAGTAGATGACCGCGTTGATGAAGCAATTTCATTTTGGAGAGATTATCATTACAACGGCAGTCAACTTGTATATCTAAAACATCAAATTACACAAGCTGATAAAGATAACGGTTATATTCAATTACCGCAAAAATTACTCGGTATTTCAAAAGTATTTGATTTTGATACAAGTATTGCCACTGGGTCTGGTATGTTTAATGTCCAATATCAATTCGTTTTAAATAATATCACCGAACTAACAAGTTACTCTGTACAGAATTATTATATGACTATGCAGCATATTGAATTTATGCAAGAGATCCTTGTCGGTAAACCTCTCATCCGCTATAACAAACACGTTAATAAACTCTATATTGATAATGATCCATCGAGATGGGTTGTAGGTACATATATTATCGTTGAAGCATATGACATTGTAGATGAAGATTTTTATGAAGATGTTTGGTCGGACCGTTGGCTGCAAAATTATGCCGCAGTTTTAGTAAGAGAACAATGGGGTTTAAACCTCACCAAGTTTAATAATATGCAGCTTGTTGGCGGTGTGTCTTTTAACGGTGAGCAAATTTTAGCGGAGGCGAGAGAAGATAAGTTAAGAATGGAAGAGGATGCTATACAAAGTCTTCAACCACTTACTTATAACTTCATTGGGTAACCATGGCAACAAATCTTTATTTTCAAAATTACGATAACACATATGAGCAAAATCTCGTAGATGACCTAGTTATTGAATCAATTCAAATCTATGGTCTTGACACTATCTATATCTCAAGGGCATTTCAAGCAAAAGATGAAATACTCAACGAAGATGATTTGTCAATCTTTAACGAAACCTATCAGATGGAAATGTATGTTAAGAACGTAGATGGATTTGAAGGTGAAGGTGACTTCCTATCAAGATTTGGTTTACAGATCAGAGACTCAATTACATTCACAGTAGCATTCCGAACATTTGAAAGATTTGCAACTCGTGAAAACCCAGTAAAGACAAGGCCGCTTGAAGGTGACTGTATTTACTTCCCATTGAATGAAAAGATATTCAAAATTATGCACGTCGAGCACGAAAGTGTATTTTATCAAACCGGTGCGTTACAGGTATATGACCTTAGATGCGAATTGATGGAATACAGCGGTGAAAGATTTGAGACAGGTGTTGAAAACATTGATACGTTCTTTGATGGTATTGATCCTACTACACCAACAACACTTACGGCATTGGCAAACACCGATCCAATTGCACAGAACACATTCTTTGAAACTGAAGGTGACGATATCCTTGACTTCTCAGAGATTGATCCGTTTAGTGAAAACATAAGCATAGGCGATTAACATGGCAATAGCAAATCATTTTTACAACGGTCTTACAAGAAAATATGTAGCAATATTTGGTACCTTGTTTAATCAGTTAACAATTGAAAGAAGCGACAACGCAGGTGTAACAAAGCAATCTATGATTGTTCCTATTTCATATGCACCAATGCAAAAGATACTATCAAGAGTTGAACAAGATCCGGGTTTAAACCGCAAGTCAGCAATCACATTACCACGAATGTCATTTGAAATGACAAGTATGTCTTATGATGGTGAGCGTAAAATTGGCACAACCCAACGAGTTATGAAATCAAGGGCAGCAGGTGATTCTAACGACTCAAAAAGTTATGTCTATGGCGGTGCACCTTATAACCTTGACTTTTCATTATATATTATGACAAAGTACCAAGAAGACGCAACAAAAATATTAGAACAAATTCTACCATTCTTTCAACCTGATTGGACTGTAAGTGCTAGGCTAATTCCTGATTTGCCACCTGTTGATGTTCCTATTGTTTTACAGAGTGTTATAACAGAAGATATATATGAAGGTGAATATACCGAACGGCGTGCTATTCTATATACATTGAGTTTCACACTTAAAGGTTGGTATTACGGCCCTGAAAGAACTAAGAAAGTTATTAAATTTATTGATACAAAGTTTGCCCCGGACTCTGACATATCAAGTCCTTTATTGGAAAAAGTAACACTTCAGCCAGGTATGACCGCTGCTAATGTTGCCACAACGGATATTAACCAAACGGTTCCATATACCGAAATTGACTTTGAAGATGATTGGGGAATCATAACAATTATAGATGAGGAAGATACGTAATGAGTGATGACCATATTTCAAAGGCATTAGGTATTCGACCTTTGAGTGAAATACAAGATGAAGTTAATGAAATTGTCCCAGCACCAATTGAAGAACCATCGGTTCCTGCTATTGCATCTGATGATGAGAATGTTTCTGATATGGAATTGGCAAGAAAGAATGTCAAGAACATAATTGAAATGGGTGATGATGCTGTTAAAGAAATGGTTGAAATTGCAAAGCAATCTGAGTCACCACGGGCATTTGAGGTTGTTTCAACATTAATGAAAACCTTACTTGATGCCAATAAAGATTATGTTGATATTTCCACTAAAAAGAAATACGCACAAGAAGAAAAGAATGGCGGTAAACCTGACCAGCAAAACGTAACTAATAATAATTTAATTTTGTCCACCGCTGATTTATTGAAAATGCTTAAGGGTGACAAAGATGATGGATAAAGGGTACTTAGGTAACTCACATCTTAAACGTGTTGGTGAAGGTATTGAATGGAATGCCGAACTTATTCAGGAATACACCAAATGTGCGGATGATCCAATTTATTTCGCAAAGGAATATATTAAAATCGTCCATGTTGACCGTGGTCTTGTACCGTTTGATATGTATAACTATCAAGAAGAAATTGTTGAAAAGATTACAAATAATCGCCGCGTCGCGGTATTAACAGCACGTCAGTCAGGTAAAACAACAACTGCGGTTGCTATCATTTTACACTATATTTTGTTTAATGAATTTAAAACAGTTGCTATTTTGGCAAACAAAGGTGATGCTTCAAGGGAAGTTATGGCTCGAGTCAAGTTAGCATATGAAGCATTACCTAAATGGCTTCAACAAGGAATTGAAGAATGGAACAAAGGAAACATTGCACTTGAAAATGGTTGCCAAGTTTTGGCAGGTACTACGTCTTCGAGTGCAATTCGTGGTAAGTCTGTTAATTTTCTATACCTTGATGAGGTTGCATTTATTGAAGGATACGACGAATTTTTCGCATCTGTTTATCCTACTATTTCGTCTGGCGAGTCAACAAAACTTCTGATGACTTCTACACCTAATGGGTTAAACCATTTTTGGAAAACTTGTAAAGGTGCAAAAGAAGGTACAAACGGTTATGAGTATACTGAAGTTATGTGGGATGATGTTCCAGGACGTGATGAGAAATGGAAACAGGAAACACTCGAGGCACTTGATTATGATGAAGAAAAGTTCAACCAAGAATACTGTTGCCAGTTTCTAGGCAGTTCAGGTACACTTATTAATGGTGCAAAACTTAAAACCTTAGCATATGACCAACCTTTACACCAGGCTGAAGGTATTTCTCAATATGCAAAACCAATTGCTGAACACTCATATGTAATGACAGTTGACGTATCTCGAGGTAAAGGATTAGATTACTCAACATTTACAGTACTTGATGCTACAACTATGCCATATGAACAGGTTTGCGTGTATAGAGATAACTTTGTTACACCTGTAGATTTTGCATCTATTATATATAGAATAGGTAATCTTTATAATGAA